TACCGCGAGGGTGACATCGTGCGCCACAATGGGCGGATCGTCCGCTCTACCCACAAGGGCCTGAATCACTGGGAACCAGGAGCGCACGGCGTGGACGAGCACATCTGGCTGGACATCACCGACCACTACACCAACCCCCAGCCAGAAGAACCGGGCACCGGCGAAGTGCGACCGTTTGCCCCAGGCCTCGACGTGGCGGAGGGCGACATCGTGTCCTATGAGGGTGCCCACTACCGGGTACTCTCCGCACACACCACCGCCACACACTGGCCACCAGGCCAAGCCCACGCCCTTTTTGAAAAACTCTAACCACAAGCCCCTGACCGCGCTGCGGCTGGGGGTTTACTCATTCCCAAAGGAGGGCAAATTGAAAGATTGAAAAACGCTAGAACCCGACCGGGTACGCCTATCTGCCGTTACGCCTTGCAGGGCGATACTGGGGTGTACTGTAGTGACTGGTTTCCCGGCCATACCCTGTACTATACAGTACTATCCTGTACTTTGTAAAATTTTCGGCCTAACCACTGCTACGCTCATAGCCATGACCACACCCCAGCAGTGGCCTGCTGGCCAACTACTCCAACACGCACGCGAACGCGAGGGCCTATCAAAAGCCGAAGCCGCCCGCCGGATAAGACGCCGGATCTTTTCGACCCGATTAAGAGCTAGTCAATAGCCCCTGACCGCACTGGTCATGGGGCTAATTTCATGCCCAGATTGGAGGGAAGTATGGACGCTCAAACATTACGTGAAGTAATGGGCGGGGGACTGCCTGACGGAGGCTACACGCGGTTAATCGATGGGTTTAATACCGCCATGCGCGAAGCTGGGGTTACCACTGTGAAGCGTGCAGCCATGTGGTGCGCACAGCTTGGCCATGAGTCTGTAGGTCTGCTCTACATGCGGGAGATTGCTAGCGGCGCGGAATACGAGGGGCGCAGCGACCTCGGCAACGTGTATCGCGGCGACGGGGTGAAATTTGCTGGCCGTGGCCCTATTCAGCTGACCGGCCGCAGTAATTACCGTGCTTTCACTCGCTGGGCACAATCACGCGGGCTCACAGACATCGACTTCGAGGCCCACCCGGAGCGTCTAGAAGAACCGCACTGGGGATTCCTTGCCGCCACCTACTACTGGACGGCGGCGCGCCCGCAACTCAACGCCCTGGCCGACGCGGGCGACCTAGAGGGAGCAACACGAGCAATCAACGGCGGCCTCAACGGCTTGGCGGATCGCCGCGCCCGCTACAACCGCGCCCTGACATTCGGGGCACGACTACTACCCGATGGAGGTAAACCAACCGTGGAGAAAGTACTCAATTACCCACGCGACCAGGTACGCCAGGACACTTTCTATAATTGTGGACCCGCGTCATCCCAGACCGTCATCCGCTCTAAGACCGGAAAGCTTATTACGGAGAGCGACCTCGGCACACAGCTAGGAACTGACATTGACGGCACTGACTGGATCGGGCTCATCGCCCCGGTGCTCAATAAGTACATGCCGGGCGCGGGATACAAGGTGCGCGAAATGCCTAACGATCCACCAAGCGCAGCGCAAAAGCAGCAGCTGTGGGAAGACATCACCGGCTCGATCAATGGTGGCCACGGCGTCGTAGCGAACATCGTCGCCCCACCGTCGAATTACCCGCGTGCGGTAGCACCATCCACCATTAGCCCCGCCTACGGCGGCGGAACGGTGTATCACTACATCGCAATCATGGGCTACGGCGAAGACGGAGGCGGGCGCCGCTACTGGGTAGCAGACAGCGGGTTCAGCCCATACGGCTATTGGATTAGCCACGAGCAACTGGCAAGCCTAATCCCACCAAAAGGATACGCGTACGCCGCGCCAGTAAAAGCAGCACAACATGAGGAAGCAGGAGACATGTTAACAACAAAGTTTTTCACCGATTGGATTTCGGGCTTTTTCGGCCCGCAGTTCCAAGCCTTGCAGGAGATTTGGACGCAATTGAGGGGGCCAGGGGGCAAGGGCTGGGCACAACTAGGGCAGAACCAGCAGGGGCAGAATCTAACTTTGGTCGACGCGGTTGCGGCTATCCGCCAGCAGCTCGCCCAAATCCAGGCAGACGTGAACGAAATCAAGAGAGGCAAGAAGTAATGGCACGTCACTACAATCAAGCCGTGATTAACGACGTTTCGGGGCGCATCGCAGTAGCGGTAGCAGCGGAGCTTAGGGAGCAGCCGTGGTGGCTACGCTACAAAGGCTCAATCATGCTTGCTTTGCAGGCCCTGGCGTGGGTCGCTGGTGCGTTGCCGGTCATGCTGGCGGATGCCCCGGAATGGACTATCTTCGCTACCGGTACGATCGGCTACTTTATTACCGCGCTAGTTAACCGACTCACCGTCGATGGTGTCACGCCAAGCATGGCGCCGCGCCTTGCAACCCAAGCAGAATACCAGGAACAGAAAACCGCCCTGCAGCCCGCAACTCTGCCGGTCTACACTGGCCCCACCACAAACGAGGCATGATGCGGACGAGAATTGAGACCTGGTTCAAGTCGGATGAAGCCGGGCTGACTATCCTTGCGCTGCTCACTATTATTCGTGGGCTTTCCTACGTGCCACCGCTAATTGATCCAGGCCGCACGCCTGCCCACTATTTGGAGGGCTGGGCAAGCCCCACCTTGTGGGCGGGTGTTTGGATCGCCGCCGGTTCGTTTTGTCTCGCCGCGACGTTCATCCCCAAGCTTCTACCGGCAGCGGTGGGGCTCGCGGTGGGGCTTCATGCGGCGTGGGCGATGAGCTTTATCATGGGCACTCTCTTGGGAGATGCTCCGCGTGCCTGGGTTAGCGCTCTGAATTATCTCGGCGTTGTTTTTCTAGCCTTGTACGCCTACGGCAGGGAGCGAATCCAGATTCCAGAGATGAGGTGAGCGCGTGTCTCTAGCTTCACTTCTCAGCTCAGCTCTCGTCGCTCTCATCACCACTGCGGGGATGGTCTACGGGCAAAAAGTCTCAGCGCGGTCGCAAAAAGAGACCAAGCAAATTGAGCAATCCGGGCCTGATTGGAAAGCTTTCACGGAGGAAATGCGTGCCGACCTAAATAAGCAGGATGAAAAGATTAGCTCGCTTGAATCCCAGGTGGAAACCCTAAGGGAGCGCATTGATTACATCAAAAGTCGGTACTGGCTAGCTGTCAGCCACATTCGGCAGCTGCATCTGCACTACCCGGACTCGCGGGAGACTGTGCCTGCCCCGGAAGAAATCGCGCACGACATCTAAAACCGACCCTCACCCTAGTGGTGGGGGTCTTTTCTGCGTTTTACTCTATGGGTTTACGCCCAAGCTCTTCGCACAGGTTGAGATAGGCCCGGAATCTTTCAATCCGCACCCGCACCGCCACATGGGATACACCCTCGCTACGTCCTATCTCGGATAGTGATTCGCCCGCGTCTCGGCGCTCCATCCACGCTCTCGCGCCTGGCTTCGCGGTCCGCTCATACAGCTGAATGCGGTAGCATCGGTCGCTACATGTGGCGCGCCCGCGTACCTCAGTAAGCAGCTTTCCGCAGACTATACAGCGGCGTGTGACAGGCTTTTTCGCCCCTTTGATATTTGCCCGCGCCGTCGCTGCTTTCTGCTCAGCAACTACACCACGGGGGACGAAAGACTCTTCTGTGCGGGCGTGTGATGCGGCTGTAGGGTCGCGCTTTTCCACCATCCGATCCCACTCCGGAGTACCCACATGGCTTAGGGCTTGGCGTGACTTGGCGCGCCGCGTCGCAGGGGCTACTAGCCCCATGCCGCGTAGCAAGCCGTGCGCCGCTTTGTATTCTGCTGCGGTCATGTCGTGGGCTTTAATCAGGTGCGGGGCTAGTGCCCGGTAGAGCTTCCCGCACTCGTGGCAGATGATGCGCTCATCGTCGCCGTCGAGGTAGCCGTACCGGCCATGCCCGTCTTTATCGCCGGGTTTCATGCGCGGATAATCTTGTCTACCGCTTGGCGGGAGATTCCGGCAGCGGTGGCCACATCTTGGATGCGTGCCCCAGCGTGGACAGCGGCGCGGATAGCGTCGTCACGCTCATCACGGGCGTGCTCTAGCGCCTGGGCTTTATTCTCCATGTCCTGCGCTGCCTCGGTCACAGTGTCTAGCTCATGCAGTCCGAGGTCTCCGGCGCGGCGTGCGGAGTCAATAGCGCCCAGCAGGAAATCGAAATCGTCCTGCGTGAGTTCGTCCTCGTCGCGCTCAATGCCATCTTCGGTGTCCATCTGGTCAAGGTAGGTGCGGGCGATGTCCTCAGCGGCCGTGGTGTCCATTCCGTGCTTAGTGTGGGCGGCGATGGCTACATCTCGGAGGGTAAAGGTCTGGGTGGTCATGGTGGCGGTTCCTTTCTGTGGTGGTGGGGTTAGGCGGCGAGCTGCTCGAAGGCATCGAAGATTTCATCCATGAAGCCGTCGGCGATTGGCTCGCGGGAGATGATGGCGGTGGGGATGATGAGGCGAGCGCCCATGTGAGCGTCCTCGTCCTCATCCTCGGAGGTGGTGCCCTCGACCTCGAGAAGCTCCCAGGTCTCATCCCACTGGATGCCGGTCTGGGCGATGTACTCTGCGAGGGCTTCGCGGTCGTCCATGACGCTGATGCCGTGGCGTGGGTCTGCACCCAGGTCGTTCCAGGAGTAGGAGAACTGGTTTTCCGGGTCAAGGATGTCGGGGCGGTTCTGGGACTGGATGCGGTAGTAGGTGGTCATTTTTTTGCTCCTTTTCTTGCTTACATCCCTAGTATATGCCACCCCGGTTGCAGTGTCAATTTGGGTTGCAAAGAATGCTTATGGCAAAGAAAAACCCCACCGCCTCAGGGGCGGCAGGGCTGATGACTAGCCGGTTATTTAGCGTCCAATGATGGTGACCGTCGCGGTGTATTCGGTTTCTTCTTTAGTATCTTCGTCGGTTTCTGCGATGGTGCCCTGGATGACGATTTCTGCAAAGTCCTCTTCGATTTCCTGGGTTACAACCTCAAAGTCTTGCAGGCTGCCCTCATAGTCGGAGGAGTTGAAGAAGTCGAGCATGTCTTTGGTTACCTCTGCGGTGGTGTCTCCGTTGGTGTCGATGTTTGCGGTGGTGTGGGTGATTCCGTTGTGGGTGAGTTCCATCTCTGCGGTGTAGGTGAGAGTGGTCAT